TATTTCATAATTGCCGCCGTTTCGTTTTACACAGCATAAGCGCGGTGTAGTTGAAACTCCGAGCATACGGCAATATTTCCAAAAATCACCGCTTTGTTGTGTGTATGAATAGCTTTGATTAAGCAAGCGATTTGGTTCATAAAATTGATAGCCTTGTCTACTCTCGATTGTTGCCCCAAAAAACGCCGAAGCATTAACTCCAAACTCTTTTGCGTAATAACTCATTTTAATTTTATTGCTTTCTGATATTGCAGTATGTTTAAATACAGTCCCATTACTGTTTACTGATATTAACAAGCGGCTATTACTTCCGAACATAGTACCCGCAGAAACGCTACCGAGTTCATAATATGTAAAACCCTCTTGATAGTCTTTGTATTTCTGCAAATAAAATGACGCTTTGGAATATGGTGTTATATTCTTGCGGCTTTTGTCGTTTGAAACTGAATAAACATAAACGCGCTTGTTTGTGGTGTCGTCCCAATCTATATTTATCGCTCTTGAATACGACAAAATATTATCAAGTTTTGTTTTAATAGTAGCGGGCGTTTCCGTATCCATATCTATATCAATAGGCGTGGCGTTACTGTAGTTTTGACAAAACTCTATCATCGGGAGGAATACATCTTTTTCAAAACGGGATTCTTGCGCCCAAATCTCACCCGTAAAAAACGCGTTATTACCGAGCAATGTATCTACATCAATCATCGCCGCTTTTATTTTTTTTGCGTTATTGATGATTGTTTCACCGTCAATCTGCACATTCTGCGCGTTGATGTGGATTTGCGTAGCGGTCAAATCTATCTGACTTGCAATCAGCCCCGCCGCCACTGCCTTATCCCACAAAGCCTTTACAGCCGCGTTGCTGGCGTTGCCTTTTATCGCGTAGTTGTCCGTGCCGTCAAGCCGTGCGTATACCGCCGAAACTTCCCCCTCGCTTGCCGCCTGTACGAACTTCGCGCGGGTGGTTGCGTCTATCATCACGGGCAGTTCCAATGAAAGCGACATCTGCCCTTGTGCGCCGCCGCCCTCTACTAATGCCGTTACCGCGCCCGCCTGTACATCAATTAAGCCCGTCAGTTCGCTTTTCATGTCGTCAACTTGTGCAAGGATTTCGCCCGCCGTCATGTCGATTGTCGAGCGCAGTTCGCTTTCGGTGTTTTCTACCTGTAAAATTATTTCATCGGCTCTAATGCTGATTCCCGCCTGTGCGTTCCGCGCGTCGTCGTCTACCATTGCAATAATCTGATTTTTCAAAATCTCTATCGCGCTGTAGACATTCTCGCTCATATCTTCCACGGCTTCTACAATCCTGTCGTTTGTCAGTTCAATCAATGCGCGGGTTTTCTGCTCGCTGTCGGCTACTTGCAGGGTTATTTTGTCGTCGGTGACGCTGATTCCGTTATTTGCCTGTCGCAGTACATCGTCAAGCGCGGCTCTTAATGATTCTATGGTGTCGCCGATTCCGTGAATATCTTTGATTTTGTGAACCTGTGTAAAATGTACGCCCTGCGTTACGACTGCCGCCGCTTCGTTCGCCGCGTCTATTGCCAGCTTCTCGGTTTCTTCCAGTTCGGCGTGTGTTACCGTGTCGGCTGGGATTCCCTTTTTTTCCGCCGTTTTTCGTTCTGTGATGTTGCTTTTGTAGTCGGGTATAGTTCCACTGTCGTAAATGGCTTCGTTATAGTTTACAACTTCCAAATTAAAGCCCTTTTCGCTCCGCTTTATTTGGCTGATGATGTACTCTGTTGTTACTTTTGTAAACTCGCCGTTTTCGTCCAGTTCGCCGAAACTGAAAATGTTTTCCTGTTCGGGTTTTGCGTTCGCGCTGGTTCTTATCTGTGTATTTACCGTTAATTCGTTGGTTGTTCCCGTGCCGCTCACTTTGATTGATACGGGTTTCACGCCGTCGGCTGTGAAGCAGTTAGCAATGATTCCGTATGTTTTGGCTGGGTCAAATGTCAAAGGCTCGTTTGTGTAGATTTTCTTTAAAAGCCCGCTTTTCCACTCGCAATCGCGGATTGTATAGCCTTTGCCGATTCCTATTTTAAGGCTGTCGTCCTGTACCAAAATCTTAGAGAATGGCGTGTAAAAAATGCCCTCGTTTCCCGCTTCAATAATCGTAGTTTTCGGGCGCAATACTTCTATAGCCATAAGGCGGCGGGCATACTTCACGATATGCTCAAAGGTTGTAATTCCTGTTACCGTTATATCTTTAATAAGGCTGTCTTGGTTGAGCGTCTGCCCCTCGCGCATTACTAAATATGTGTCCTCTTGGTACAAATCGCCCTTACTGTTGATGTATTTAATGCGCAGTCCGTCCGTTCTCCGCCCGAATGTCTTTTTATTCTGAATATTTATGATGTTCTGCGGGTTATAGACTGCCAGCGCGTTTTCCTGCGGTCTGTCTATCGCAATCGCCCGCCGTCCGTAGATGTCGTAATAAATACACGCGCCCGTTGCTTCCATGATGTAATTTAATACATCATCTTTCTTTGTGTTCTGCGTTATAGTCCAGTCGAACTTGTAACCGTTGCTTTCGCAATGCTCGTAATATTCGCCCAAACTCTCTAAATCTAACTCGCTGTCGGCGCGGCGGCTTGCTGGGTGGCTTGGGCTGGTTTCGATTTCAAGAACCCATGCGGCGGGGTTGCGTGTAGCCGTCTTTGTCGCGCTCCATGCCGTGCCGTTCCATGTGCGGGCTATGCCGTGAGTTACGATGTTTATTTTTTTAAGTTTATCCTCTTTTATCTTTGTCGCTTTCAGCTTCAAGCCTAAAATCGTACAGAAAGCCCGCTCCCTGTCCTCTACAATCTTACACGGTACTAATTCACCCGCGCTTTTATCGGGGTCAAAGCAAACGCTCTGATAATACAATACATAGCAATCGTTATGTATCATACTATCACCCGCATTGCCGCCGTTGCGTACTCTGATATAAATAGCGTTCGCGCCGTTTGCCTGTACCGCCGCATAGTCCGCCGCTGTAAAATCCTTGTGGGCTACATAACGCAATTCTTTAGTAGAAACATTGCGCTTGAATGTATTTGTAGCCGTTCCGTTGTTGTTAAATGTGAAGTCATTCCAAGATGTGCCGCCGTCGAGCGAATATTGCGGCGTGATAGTTGTTTGTGTTTCTATCTTGTCGCCGTCGTTGTTCATTGCATAAAGTCCGTAGGGGAATGTAATAGCAATGTCTACATCTTTTGCGTATGGGTTGAGCGTGTAGGTTAAATATTCCTGTGTACCCGCTTCTACATCGCTATCGTGCGGGATTTCGTCATTACAGGCGTAAGATTCCGTTTTGTAGTTTAGGGCGGGCAGGGCGGTCAATAACGCGCTGTCCTGTGCAATCTCTATTTTTCCGTCCTCTGCGAAAATACCCGCGTCAATGTTATATGCGCCCTCTTGCGGTGTGTTGCTGTTGAATGTCTTAATTTTGATGTCGTCTATTGCTACGGTCTGCAAAATCTGCTTGTTAAATCCGCACTCTAGCGCGGTGTAGGTGTATTCGTCCGCGCCGTCCTCTCCTGTAATCTGATAAAACGGTTTGCTTAAAAGGTACGGTGTGAAAAAATGCCGCCCGATAATATAAGGCTGGCTGTTGCCTGTTGCCAATGTGTTTGACGCTCCGCGCAAAAACGGGCGGTTGTCGATGTCGCTTTTGTTTGTAAGTTTCTTTACTTTTTCAAGTTCTTCCTGTGCTTTTTCTGCGGCTTGCTTTGCCTTGTATGCCTGTACGCCGCCGACTACCGCCGCGCCAACGGCTACTACTGCAACAACCACCAGCGTTACAATTAACGCAGTCGTTCCGCTGGGGGTGAGCCTTATTGTAGCGGTGTCGTTTTCTTTCAGCCTGTAATCGGGATTCTTGATTTTTCCGTTTATTAAAATGATTGCGTTTTCAAGGTCAAAATCGGACAGGGCTTCCCTTACTGTCTGCCCCGCCTTAACTTCAATCGGTGTTTTTTCGTTCGATAGTGTTTTGTATAATGTGGCTTTCATCTGCTAGAACCTCATAAAATGCTATGGGGCGCAATGCCGCCAATGGTGATATTTTTACTCCCTTGTCGATTGTGGCGTGTAGAACTTTTCCGCGTTCTACGATGTAACCCACATGAACATTGCCTTTGTAGATTGAATATACAAGCCCGCCGACTTTCGGGGCGGGTATTTCCCTAACATTCAATCCCCCGCTTATATAGTCATTCACGCCGTCGGCTGGTAAATCTACAATATCGCCGTACAAATCTTTTAGCGGCGTTCCCGCCCGCTTGCAACATTCCATTACTACGCCGTAGCAGTCAAAGCCGTTTTTGTCGCGCCCGAATTTCTTAAAAGGGATATTCAATAAATCATCGTATTTCATTTTTAATTGTTCCCCCTGTTGTTGTAGGAATTAAAAATCAATGCTGGGAATGTCATTCCGCCCCTATCGTCTTTGTTTAGCTTCATTTCCAGCTTTGCGCCGCTCCATGTCGCTTCACCGTATTTATGTTTGTATACTGCAATAGGTTCTACTTCGTCGCCGTTGAACACTCCTATTACATCTACGCGGAAATAATAGCAATCTTCCAGCAGTTCTATTATTTCGTCGTGTTCTACCAATTCCACATTAAAGGTCGCTTCGCCGTCGGTGGTCGGGGTGTATGTGAAATTGCTTGCAGAATAAACTTGCCCGCCATAGGTCATATCTTGATTGTCGTTAATCAGATAAATGTGCGTTGCTCCGTCGGGGCTGTACAAATGCACCAAATACGGCAGATTATAGCCGCCGCCCTCTGCTAGTTGCCTGTAAATATTCATGCGCCTATTCCTCTTTTAATTTTATGCTGATTTCCTTGTATTTCTGCCCCGTCCAGCCGTCTACTTCGATTTTATAAAGTTTCGTCCCGCTTCCAGTTACGATGTCGGTTAGATAAAATGGGATTGTTCCGCTTTTCACGGTGTTTTCAAACCAGTATAGAAAATGCTCAAACTCTGTTTTTCCCGCAATTTTCGGCGTTCCCTTATCCTTGCACCGTAGGTTTAGGCTGTGGGTTTTCTTCGGTACGCTGTTTCTTAGATATGATATTTCGCGCCCGCTCTTGAACTCTACTTTTTCAACATTGTCTTTATATCTGCCGTCCTGTCCGTAAAAATCCGTATTTACATACTCGCACCAATTCTGCGCCATATCTGCCCCCTGTACGCTTTCGCTTTTCTTTTAGATTCCGTAATAATCGCCCGCCGCTCCCTGCTGTGCCATATTCAAAGCGTTGGTGTAGCGTCCGTTTTTAAGACTGTCGTTTACGCGAGCGTCAATCAGCAATTCTATTTTATCCTTGCTGATTTGCGGCTGTGCGGTTACGAGGTTTGACGCGCTGTTGTTTATAACGATGTTTGTACCGCCGCCCGCGCCTTTGCTTCCGCCGTTGATAAAATCCCACAATCCTTTCTGCTGGTTC